TAATTTGTCAAATTCATTGATATCAAAAATATCAGGTCATGGCGATTACACAACATCAATACAAGATATTAGACACAATACACTGATAAGACCAACAACGGACGACAACATCCCACAATTTGGAATGATTAAAGGAGGCATTCGCGTGCAACATCGTGAATATTTAGGAGATCTCAAAAGTTCGGGAACATTCAAAAATAATGTTTATCGAGTAAATCCAGCATTAGCGGAGACATTCCCGTGGCTGTCCCAATTAGCGTCAAATTTTGAAAGATACCGATTTTTGGGTCTATGCTTTGAATTTAAAAGCGGTTCAAGTGATGCATTAAACAGCACTAACACAGCATTGGGTTATGTTATTATGGCATCACAATATAATAGTTTAGCGTCTCCGTTCCTTAATAAGCAACAAATGGAGAATACACAATATTGTGTATCAGTGAAACCTTCTAAATCAGTCATACATCCCATAGAATGCGACCCATCACTCGCACCTTCTCCTGTATTATACACCCGATTGGCGACAGTAGGAGATATCACAGCGGGAGATATTAGATTGTACGATCACTGTCAAGAAGAAATCGCAGTCGTAGGAATGCAACAGGATGATGTCAATTTGGGCGAACTATGGATATCTTACGATGTTATGCTATACTTACCAGTATTAAATAACGGTCTAGCATTCGATTATAAGACACAACATATTGGAATGACTGTTATGAATAGCGGATCAACAACCTATCACCCAGTTGGCAGAAATCAATTTAGTTGTTTTGATAATCTGGGCGGAACTTTAGACCAATTAAATAATCGTTATTATTTCCCAATTGGCACCAATGGGCTGTATCTAATTAATATATCATGGAAGGGTCAAAAGACAGGAGGCGAAGCAGCACAGGAAGGACTTAATATATTAGAAATTGATGCAACGACTCACTGCTCGCTCGTAAATCTATATGCTAGTCAGGACCCTGAAGCATTTAGAGCAGAACAGCCGATATTTGGATGGCAGGCAAACGGAGACGGAAACCTCCAACAATTCAGCGCTCAATATTGTGTAAGAATTCCAAATCCTAACTTATTAGCGAGCGTCCGCTTCAAATCACCCGATGCTCTATTCAATAGTTTGGATGAGCCGTGTATCGGCGACTTTATAGTTACACAAGTAAATGGAAATTTAACCAATAATTTAACGCCAATTCCTTAAAAATAAAATATATAGTATAGATATATATATTATGAGTAAAACATATGACAAATATTTGACGGATGCATTGGACTATGAAATAGAACAAATAAATATTGATTATATGAGCTTATACGACGAATTAATCACAATAAAAAAGAAAAAGGACCCATTCAAGAAACAAAAATTAAAGTTTCTACAAGACACACATTTGAATTGTGGGTGTGTCGTATGTCCTCAACACAAAAAAAAATAAAGAACAATAAATAATAAAATATATAGTTTTATTAATTATTCGTGTAATTTATTCAAAAAAAATATCTAATTGAAGAGTATTATGAAACCCTTGACTAGTAATACTCTCAATTTAGAGTTCATCATACCAGATGATGCGTGGTTCATAACCATAACTCTAAATCCTCAATTTTATAGACGCAGAGCTCATTATCAATATAAGGCAATAATAGATCCAGTCAAAACAATAATAAAGTCATTTTGTTGTGAATTCACATTAATTCCAGAACTAACAAAAGCGGGTAATATACACTTACATGGATATGTAGTATTTACAGATAAAGACCCCGAAAATATTGAGTTTAGAAAAATACACCTATTAGATAAACTCAAGATCATAGGAATGTCAAAAATAAATAATGAAAAAATACAGGAGAAGGTCCGGACAACTGCATATATGAAAAAAAGCATAGAAGAGACCAACGCCGTGATAAATAAATGTATATCAAATGACCCGTTAAAATTAATAATAAAATACAAGCGCAAACCACTGACAGATGAGTTAAGCAATGGAGAGAGCAACGAACCAAGCAATGAACCAAATAATGCAGAGCATGCGCCAGTCCAAAAGAATGAGCGTTTAATTGTTCGATTTGATGATTAATTTATAGAGCCACGGCGCGGGGCGATTAAATAATAAATGTTATTTACATTTAATATTAAACATATTATTGTATCCTCGGCGCTATGCGCCGACCATTTCATTGTCAAACATAATATATATTATATTATGTCTAACAATCATTATATAATCGCGAAGCCGTCGCTACGTAGAAACGGGCGACCCCATTAAATGGCACCATAAAATTGTTATATAATACCATATAATACCTTGTAAGCAAAGGCAACGGCGGGCTAGTTGTGGCAAATACTCAACCCCCGACGACACGCACACAAGCGAAAAATAGAATATTTTTCAAGAGGCTCACAGCGCATGAGGTGCCAGACAGCGTGTATAAACACTCCTATGATTGACTAGATCACAGGAACCCCCGATGATAATTTGTTAAAAGAAAAGGTTTAAATTCATATTAAATCAATAATTTAATACTTATTAAATCTTAAAGAATACCATAATATTAAAAAAATTATGGTTTCTTGACGATATAGACCCGAAAGGGTCTTATATACAGTCATTTGTAAATTAGAATATTTATATTATTATGCTATAATTTAACATTTGATTTTACACAATTATGGCACATATCAAAAATACTATAGAATTGTATTTTATATATAATAATTAATGCCCCGTAAGTTTTTTAAGAAACTAGGACAAGGAATAAAAAAGGCAGCGGTTGGTGTGGCTCGTGTCGGTCTACCTATGGCGAAGAACTTATTAACATCAAAGGCGCGAATGTTCGCCGGAGCAGTTAATCCAGCCATTGATCGCCGCATCAATTCATCCCTCAATAATTTGTCAAATTCATTGATATCAAAAATATCAGGTCATGGCGATTACACAACATCAATACAAGATATTAGACACAATACACTGATAAGACCAACAACGGACGACAACATCCCACAATTTGG